GCCGGCACAGTCGGACAATAGCATCTCAGTAGGGTTTTCCTCGGGTCCGTATACATAGGGGGTATCTACTTCAAAACCAAAATTCCACATGCCATCTACTTGTGTCGGGTTATCTAATTTTGCTATCTGTGTCCGTAGTCCGATCAGCTGTGTTATAGTTTCCCAATTGCGCTGCTGATTTCTTGCGTGATTCCATGAACGTTCATCTACGATATTCTTCCCCGACACGTCGGTAAACGGAACCCTTGAAGATTTATAATGCCCGGTAACTCCGGTAGCAGTAATATCAAACAACGTTTTACAAGAAAATCTCATTCCGAATCTTTAGAAAGTTCATATAATACCTCAGCTTGGGAACATACATCATTGAGTGCTGCATTATTACGCCTAGCATTAAAGATATTCATCCAACGTTCATACTCGGCCCTCTCTTTTTCACGAACCTCATCGGTCGTATATAATTGTCGCTGGGTGTCGCTGGGCTTTCTTACGTACACAGTACGCCCGCCGTCCGGGCTTTCGAAAATTGTTATCTCAGTAATTTTGCTAACCATCATAATATATGTGTATTTAACTGATTATATCGTAGTGTCAACAAAAAGCCCCTTTCGGGGCCTTTGATTATTGCTCGCTTACAAACAAATTAAGTTTTTTAGCTTCTGCGATAATAGTATCCGTAGTGGGAAAATCAGGCATTACTGGGAATTTTAATGCTAACTGTTCCTCTGTAGGACCTGATACGCCAACAAAGACTTCTCGCTTGGACATAAATTCATCCATAAGATTTTGTCGTTTTTGGAATACTGGTTCGTAGAGTGAATCTTTGGCCAGCTTTAAGAGTTCGAGACGAATCTCATAAGGTGTTTTGCTCATAGTTTTCTCCTTGTGTGAATGTGTGTGTTTAAAACACGAGCAATATTACTTAGTCTTAAAAATTATAGTCAACAAAAAACCCGCCTAAGCGGGTTTAGTGTTTTTAAAGTTACCTTTAAAATTAGCTTGCTGATGTAGCTGTTGAAGCTAAACGGAAACCAACGTTAGTAACTGTAGCTGCTGCTACGTTACAACCATTAACGTTACCTAAACCTTGAATAGCTGCTTGTAGCGTTGCTGCTGTGTAAGCTGCTGTTGGGTAAACTGCAAGACTGAAGTCAACTGTGTTGTTTGTGTTGTCAACTTGATAGAATGCAACGGTAGCTGTTTGTTGGATTGTTTGCAGAATTGTCTGTAACGCTCCGTTAACACCGGCTTGGTTGAAAGCTGAATTGCCTAAACCAACTCCGAAAAAGTCCAGTTTTGGACCTGCGAAATTAACTGGTGTACCAGCTGGTGCGTATGCTGTATTTGCTGATAACTGTGGGCCGTTAAGGGTATCAGTTGCAAATACTGGTTGCGAACCACCGCTTACTAAAGTAATGTATGCCATTTTTTAAATCTCCTAGTTTGTGGAATCAATGTTCCTACTTTTATTTAGTCAAAATATAAAAAATGGCTATTATGGGTTAAATTATATATAGTTTTGGCGATTGTTACGGGTAAATGCAAAACGGTTAACCAGTTTACTGATTCCACCTGGTGAGGCAACTACCCATCCCTCATGACCGGGCTGTTGTCTATCTAACTGCTGCAATAGGTCCATTTTAATATCATGCAATAATACAAATGCAGTAAAGGCCGCACCCATTCCATCTAAATTAGAACTAGGACTCTGTAGGTATTCCACAATATTTCTATATTTACGTGGTGTTACTGTATCCCGCAACCATGTGCCAAATCTAGAGATCAAAGTATCAGCAGTAAACCCTTCTTCATGTTCACTATGTATTACATTGTTAATGAAATCTACACATAATCTTGGCAAATCACTTATCTGCATCTGTCTAAGTTCCGATGGATTAAACAATGTATCAATATCATTACCATGTAGTTCTATTATATTTCTTAGTTGTTTGGTTAAATTACGGTCGCTGGGTTTAACATTATCAGTTGGTTTAACTGGGTTAATAATAGTTAATCCAGGTACTGGGTTAAGTTTTATATTACCTATAGGTTCTTTATTTGCACCATGGTCTTTGTAATATGTGTGTACGGCCACACCCACATGACTGTTGGCAATACTTTCTCCCAATTCACTATTTGTTGGGATTTTATATTCCACAGTATTAGGTTTAAAAACTAAACATCCGGTGTCTTCGACAGGTTTCTCCGAGTACAATAGATCACCATGAATAAAACCTCGAAATTTAGGAGGAACAGCTCGGGCCAACAACGGCCATAACATTTCATATACGGGGGCCAGATGTTCTTTACGAGTACCCATATCATCGGCATCGCGCCCATCTAAATGACTAATAAGGTTGGCGGGATTGGAAAATAGACCGTCGTAAGTTTTCGCATTGTACCCACTAACGTCTGTTAATATAAAAGCACCATTGTTGTCGCGGCCAAATATAACAGCTGGTTTGCCGTCCCATTTTACTGTTGCTGAATTGGGGGCATCCTTGGCTAAGTGTCTAATATGAGTAAGGGCAGCAGTAATTCCTGCGACGCCTTTCCTAAATACCAAATCTTCAATATGATCAATGCCACGTGTTCTACCACCGTGAATCTCGGGCATATCAGATTCTATTAACTTCAACATGCCCTTATTGACAATACGATCACGCAATCTAGAAAGAAAATTGATGTCAGATTCGCTCTGTGGATTGGGATTCTTTATAAAACTAAAATCAGTTTGTATAAATCCTCTGGCAGGATTGCCATTAATCGGAGTTTTGAAGTAGATCTTTGATCCTGAATTTTTTACATATTCTCTTGATTTAAGCTCTTGGCTATCACACCAATGCCGCAATTCTGCCATTAATTGATCCGGAGATATCTTATTAGCATCCACATTAAGTTCTAGTTTATGCAAACTATGCTGGTCAGCATTGCTAATATTATCCAGTAGATTTAAATCAACCATGTGTTCAAGCCACTGGACTGTTGTTTTAATATCCGTCTGTTCGATACGCTGAGTATCTAACTTTCCATCTTTATCGTTAAACACCAGATGCATCTGTTTTCCTTACTGTACGTGTGAATTTAGCTGGATCGCGTAATTTAATTGCATTAATTAATTTGCGAGTAAGGTTATCTGCTTGTTCAGGTGTATATGTTTGATCTATTTGTTCCAATAAACGAATAGCTGACGAAATTATGTTATTGGCGCGGTTTTCGATAACATGACGTTGGTCATATTCGATGTATATCGAGTCCAATTCTTCCAATAAACTACGGGTTTTCTTTTGCATTTTAACCAGAACCTTTTTATTATTTATTACGATTTCAAATATAAAGATCCGAATTAACCGCTCTTAATTTGAGATAACATCTGTTTTAGTTTATTACTTTGCAATTCTGCTGTAATTTTTCCTGTTTCTTCTTTATTTCCAGTATCAACAACTCTGCTTTGTGTTTTAATGTTTTCCAGTACACTGGGACGTTTAAACGAGCTTACTGCACTTGCATCTTCGGGCAAATCACTAATTCGCATGGTTTCTACGTTGTATTCCAGTTCGACTTTTTGCCCTACGCCAGTACTACTACGTGATTTCATACACTGAATTTGATAACGGCCACGCTCTTTCATAGCTCTGCTGGTGAAAATACCAAATACGTTATCAGCTGTGTTGATCTTACTAATACCACCAGCAATATGACTATGGTCAAATTCAATTTCTTCCACCGCACTTCGATTTAACTGCGATGCGGTTACAAATAATACACCCAGTTCCTGTGATAAATTGCGCAGTTCTTCCGCCACATATTTGTCCTTAATAAACTGATCGTTAGGATTTACTTTAACCGATACTGGCATTACCAAATCCAAATAATCCACCATGACAAAGTCAACTTTAATACCAGTTTGCACCTGTACTTCTTTCAAATAAGCACGAATATCGTTAACATTACTCTGTGCGGGCAATGCCTTAACACGATATTGTCCGGCTTTTTTACTAAAAACTTTAACTTTTAGTTCCGCAGAATCCATGTCTTTTCTAATATCTTTAGTTGACATACCGGATAGCATGGCGTCAGTTCGTAATCCAACT